TTCTGACAACCCAACAAAGATTTACCGTGCAAAACCAAATGAGAAATGTAAGAAGGGGTATTATAAAGTCATGATGTTTGTGTCCCCTGGAAGACCAACAAACTACATTCGTCAAGGAGATTTTCACTTCTATGTTCAACACTCAGTTGTTGAGTATCGTGTTAAACCTGGGGACACCCAAGAGTCGGTAGCAAAGTTCTTCAAAGTCCCACTCTCTAGGGTAAAGCGGGCTGGAAAGTTTGCACTCAATAAACGTCTCGCGTTCAAAGCTAATGTATTCAGTCACAAGAGGGGATGGGCCACTGGGCCACTTCTGACTGATGCATCTGGTAAGTCTATCACAGACCCACGTAAAGCTGATAGGAACTACCCTGGTCTGGACTACGAAAAGTATTGTAGCTCATTCTGTGTCAAGGACAAGGGCATCAAGGTCGGAAAGACTCACCCCAAGGTCCGCAAAAAGACTGTCTAAATCTACAGTATCCTCAACATCAAAAGACATATCAAATACATCCATTATATTGAAAATAGCTTCACTCTCCAATGACACAGTGTTAGACTGCGCTGTGTAATTGTTCTGAACTGTCAATGTAACTTTAAACTTGGAAACATCAAATACTTTTCTACAAACGGGGCAGGTGTTCTTACCTTTATCTTTCCACTCTTGTATACAGTGGGAATGAAACATATGTCCACAACGGATGGGTGGGTTGGTCCTTGTTGACCTTACCTCATTGAGACATATGGCACATTGTGACATTCTAATGTATAATTTTAAAGTTTTTATTACAATTTACCACAGTTAATACGTTTTAGACATATCAGTGTAAGTGTTGCATGGGTCACACTTCCCACGAGAGTCCTCTTGAAGTTTGTTCAGGAACTGGGGACCCTGCTTTTGGAGCGCTTGGCGGAAAGAGTAATTGTCCTCTAACTTGATACCATTTTGTTCCATCAAATAGTTGTTGGTAAGCTGGGCTGACGAGTTGATAGTGAAGCATCGTCCATCGGCCATTCCAAGTCGTTGAGACATTTTGTTACTTTATGATTAGAAATTAATTCCCCTGTTCGTAATCGTTTGGATCCATGATTCAAAACCTTCCCCCTTAAGGTGCTCAACCATAGGTCCACACTTATACCCCAAGAAGATATCAAAGACATCCTTCTCTTCTGTGGGGGACACGCGAATCTGAGGATCGTCGTTGATGTGTTGATTAATAATGTTATAACCAAAAGCAATCTCTTTGAGAGTCTCAGCACCTGTGATGATGATTTTACCAGTTGAGAAGATACTCGTTGTAATTTCCTTCATATCTTGGGAGGGTTTAAACTTGATCTTGACAGCACTGTACCTATCAGGTTCAAAGGAAACTTTGAAGATGTCTGAATGATTCTCAAAATGTTGAGCCACTCTCATGAGATTGACATTGTAGTTGAGACTGAAATTTGAGTTGATCATGACAACTCGGAATGAATCAACTGGGACCTGGTTCTCCATTCCCAAGAAAGTCTTGAAAATGTAGGTGAGTTGTGTAATGATTCTCTTACAATCAAAGAGATCGCAGCACCCAGCCACCTGGATTGATCCATTTGGGAAGACCTTCACAGACTTTGTACTGTACGTATCATGGTACGTGAGTGTCACCTGATTGTAGAAAGTAGTAGGCTTTAACTTCCATTCAAAACCACCGTCTCGTGTGTTCTCAGCCGATCGCTTTAAATTGAAAGTTTCCAGATTCTCAAAAATATATCGTAGTTTTTTGATATCAATTTTTTGGATAAAACTTGAGACCATCGTGATCGTTGTAATCTTTATCCAAGAAGGTCTCGTTTCATCTGGGAATCCCTTTCTAAACTCATCGAGAGTCAAAAGGTATGAAAAACTGTTATTGGCAATAGCCGAATACATTTACTCTTTTATATAGCACCCCTATTCTTTATATAAATTATACTTAAAAGATCATGACTTAGGTATTGTAATGACCTCTTTTCTTAAATCGGCTAGGGTCGTATACGACGTTGATTCTGAACTAGAGTATGTGACAATCACATACGAACGTTTCGTAAAAGGTAAGGGGTACGAGACTTACGTGGATCATATCCACACGAAACCTCTAGCGAATTGGACTACCCTCAAATCAAATACACAATCTATTCAATATGAGAAGTTCTTAGACGTCATGTGTGAGAAGACACTTGAAGTTCGTATGAAAATGGCTGAACTTGCATTGGAAAATATCCTAGCTGATAAGCAAAGTATACATACATATATTCGTACAGCTTATGCGAGTAAAATTCTTGATCCCACATTCCAGCCACCTTGGATTAATCGTAAGAGTGCTTGGCAAAGGGAGTTTATTAAGAAGTTTTGTAGAGAAACACTTCCAGATTTGATTGAGAAATGTGAGGATGAATATAGATTGGAATATTTCTTCAACGTCTTATGTAATATAGACTCAGAATAATAGTTATAAGAATTATAGAACCACCAATAAGAGAAAACTCTGGGTTATTTGAGACACCAATGGTCACCTTTTCATAAACAGTCTTCTTTGGTTTAGTAAACCCGGTATCAATATTTCTACGTGGAATAAGTGGTCTATCTAAAGAACATTCAGATGTAGCTTCCGCGCATAATCCATAACCACAGTATACACTTTTCTCGGGATCTGGGATACCCGGTTCAGACTTAATCTCAGTAAAATCGTCATACCCACCACTTTGTCTCACACTTCCTGGAAGGGAAAAATCATGGGTGACAAATGGATTGACATCATTGATCGCGTCCTCATCGTTGAGCATAAACTTACTCATAGTTACTTTTACTTCAGATTATAATTTTTAGTTTTGATTTTAGTTTTATGCTCTTCCCACATCATGTCTAGATCTACATTCAACATATGTGCCAATTGGAAGAGATAACTAAACACATCCCCCATTTCCATCATGACATCTGTACCCCTCTCTTTCTTCAGTCCCGTCTTCTTGTATGTCTTCTTGTACTGACGAATTGCCGATGCGAGTTCACCAAACTCTTCCGTCAGTAAGAGCCATACTGTATCAACGGCGGCCCGATCCCAACCTTTAGATTTACACACCTTTTCTGTATACTCTTTGTAGAAGTTTAAACTCGTACTCATCTTATCAGTATATGAAATCAAAACTTTAATTGATACCGATTTTATCATTGTAACCAATTTTATTACCATACGTACTCGTGTTAATGGGTTGCGAGAGTGGGACAGCAATTGTATCAATGTCTTTGACATAAGACATGTATTGAGAAACACCAGTTTGAATTTGTCCGAGAGCTGTTTCAATCACGCGACCATTCATCATCTTGACCTGCTCATTCACACGAGAGTAAGAATCACCTGAGTTGTTTATGAAAACCATACGCATGAGACTGTATAGATCATCTGGGTTTTGACGATCAATAGCGATACCAGTTTTATTTTTAAACGCCTGACGAATCCCACGCTGGAGAAGATTTAGGTTGAACTCAGAAAAGAACAAGGTGTTGAGTGGAGTCTCACACTGCTTGAGGGAATCGAGATGCAGGTTATCACACATTTAATATACTCTTGGAAAAAAAAACTCTGTAGATATTAAATGTTAAACGTAGCTGATTTTGATGAGGTGTATGCCAATAAGCCAACAAATGTTGAACAAATTCCATGCAAGGCCCCAGAATGTTTCGTGGGTTCTTATGCGCCTGTGGCGCGTCCAGGTGAGACTGGACCATTCTTTGTGAATAGTTATTTGCTTCAGCCCAATCGTAAATTTGAAACCTTCGGTACAGTGAAGGTCACAAGTGGTGATCTTGAAAAGTGCCGTAAGTAAGTTAAAAATAAAACAAGTAATAAAATTAAATGAGGGTCGTTAAGCGCTCAGGTCGTATTGAGGATATGAAGTTTGATAACATCACCAATAGGATCAAGAATCTGACACATGGTCTCTCAGAAAATTGTGACTCCGCTAAGGTTGCACAACAAGTTGCATCATCTCTCTATGATGGCAT